TGATTTTGCAGTATCAGTATCATAATCAATAGAAAATTTATCTTTTAATTTTTCTTAACTTCTTTAATGTCGTCTTGAGCTTTAAGAGATAAATTAACAGCCCAATCTTTAAAATCGGTATCGTCATAAAGAGATTGTGCGCATTTCACTACTTGTTGGTAGCTTTGAATTAAGTTTGCAAGTTTTTGTTTGCTGGTTTCTTTTGCCATTTTTATAAAATTTAATTGTTAATATTTAAAACACTACTGCTAACAACGTATATAAGAGATACGCAGAAGCTTATTTTTTTCAGTTCATAATCTCGGTGGCGTACCTCTCATATACGCAACCGTTGGCAGCAATTAAAGTGGACGTGCTACTAACCTAAAATCCTCCATAATATCCGTTATGCTCGTTGTGGTTTGCCATTTGAAATACTCCTTTATCAGTTTTTACATCTAAAAATTGTATTTCGTGAACTTCTCCATCTTCGTCCTTCTTGGTCAGGGAGCATCTTTCAGTTCCAAATCCAAAAGTTTGGCATCAGCATATTCAGTCAAATCATCAGCCGTTACCATATATCTATGTTCGCAGCAGCTTTGTCCATCATCAAGCAAATACATTCCTGTACCGTCTGTAAATTTGAAGTTTAGCCTATTAGTTTCTTCATCAAGCCAAACTTTTTCAATCGTTTTGTTCAAGGAGCTTTTTACTGTATTTACAGTTTCTTCATTTCCTCCCAAGATTCCGAGCATAACGCCCATTCCATTTTGTGACATATTCGTTTAAAATTAACTGCTGCCAACAAATGCTATACAAAAGCGGGGCAGCATTCCGCAATTGAACAGTTGTGCTACTATTTGTCATTTGTGCAAGGCTGACAAGGTGTGCATCTATTCCCCCGCCTTCGTATAGCATCAGCACGTTATGCATCATTTACCGCCCCAATCATGCGTACATTCTCGACAAGTCCACCAACTTTCAAAGTATATCTTATCGCTTCCACAGCTCGGACAGGCGGTAAACGCACGCATAACAAGCGGTTGGCGCAATGCTGCATACTCTTCCATAGCGGCAATTACCCATTTTCTATCAACTTCGTGCAAGTGATATTCGTTTTCATCTTCGTGTTTTTTCAAAATTTCATCATGTTGTCATTCTAATAATTTTTAGTTGTTAATAATACGCACTGCGCCAACCGCCCGAACGTTACCCTACAACCTTTTGCGTTTAATCTGACTGATATGACATCCGTTTAAATACTCATACCTGGTGCCATCTGGATATGCAGTTGAAGCTTATCCGATGACTATAAAGCCAATTTGGACTTGTGGGGTTTCTGGTAGGAAACATTTGTGCCGCATATACAATGCGGTCTATTAGATTTGCTATTGCTCTGAATAGTTTGTTATACGTTGTTTTCATACTCTTTTATAATTAGTTCTTGTAAGTTAATATAATCATTTACGCTTAAAAGGTCAAGTAATAAGTCTGTAACCTCCACACCGTTATATTGAATAGCTTGTATATCGCACTCCGTAGCCCTTGTTGGTGTATCGTATGTGCTGAAGTCTTTGGTTATTTCGGCATCTATATCTAAGCGATGCCCTTTTGAAGTCTATTGTCATCTTATTCTGATTATTTGAAGATTAGACAAAGTACCCCATAAGGGTACATTTTACTGAATTGTTTAATCGCAAGGATTTTATCGAGTGCTTTTATATCCTCCGATATTTGCCGACCTTTATAGGTATAAGTAAATTTAAAGAGTTTCATAAGTGGTAATGGCTTTGGGTTTAAAGTTAATGTAAATGTATAAATCCTTAATTTTAATGCTAAACCAGTATTCGTGCATTCCATTATTAGGCTCATACATTGTAGGCTCTCCAGCTTCTTTATGTAATGCCTTAAAACTTTCTTTGTCTAAGTCAATGTTAATGATATCAACTTTAGTCCTGGTACCGGCTAATGCTTCACTTAGTAAAGCATACTTTTGGTGTAGATCTTGTAGTTTCATAGTTGTTTTGTTTTATTGGTTAATGACACAAAGCTAACTATTATTTTAATATATCCTAATAATTTTTATTAACATTATTTTGTTAATATAATTTATTAAAGTTTATTATTATTTTATTAATTTAGCACCATGAAAGAAAAACAAGCCAAAACAATCTTCTTATCTAAAGAAGCATTGAACGTAGCTGATAAACTGCGTAAAAAGGTAGCACCAGCACCAAGCTTATGTGCCTATTTATCACATCAATTAGAAACTATATTAACTACTAAAACTAAACAAAATGTCAAAACTAATTAACCTTTCAATCGACTTGACAAAAATTGACAAGTCAAAATTAACAACCACCCTAACGGATCTAAATATTATAACATAACCGTTGAATTAAAAGATGAAGCAGATGCCTATGGTAATAATGTTAGTGCCTGGAATGCTCAGACTAAAGAAGAAAGAGCCGCTAAAACTAACAGACAATTCATTGGTAATGGTAAGCGTTATTTGGGAAAATACACCCAGTCAAACTACAAATACATCCGTTAGTCATCAAGCTAAACCTATTGTTAACTCCCATCCGATGATGGTTTGCCTTTCTAATCTATGAGCAATTTACCTACATTAGCCGACCTTAACAAGGATATTCAAGCTGCGTTCAAACACGATCAGCTTAATACTTTACTTAATCAGCAACCACCTCAAACATGGGTAAAGCAGAATAAATTTGCTAATAACAGCCTTTACTTACCTATTGATAAGGTGGAATTTCTTTTAACTCGTATCTTTCAGCAATGGAAATGTGAGGTGATTGAATATAAAACAGTTGTTTAATGCTATTAGTTGCCATATTAGACTGCATTATCTTAATCCCATTACAGGAGAATGGTCGTTTCACGATGGTGTGGGGGCCGCTGATATACAAGTAAAAGCTGGTAGTAGTGCTTCTGAGTTGCAAAACATTAACCGTAATGCAGCCGGAATGGCTTTACCTATTGCTAAATCCTACGCCCTTAAAGATGCGGCCCATCATTTAGGTAAGCTATTCGGCAAAGATTTAAACAGGGCCGATGCTGTTGAGTTCAGCGGTGCTTATGATATGCCTACAATAGATAACATAATAGAGTTATTTGAACAGGTAAAGGATAAATTAACTTTAACTGAACTCGATGCCGCTGAACGTATAATTAACAATAAAGAAGCTAATTCATTTAAAAAATTGTATAACCATTTAAAAACTAAACTAAAGTATGAACACACATAAATCGTGTTGGTAAGATTTACAACCAGCGAAATCTGATAACCTAACAAAAAAAGGACAGATCCGGTAAGAATTTCGGTCAAGCTAGCTTTGACTCATATTGAAGAAAGACATTTGAGAGAACAACTCGGCAGAAGATCTATCCGAGCGAATCTCATGCAAGGCATCTATTACGATCGGGGCAAACTTGAACGAAGCAAAGAGCCTTTGAAGTATTAGGATTAGAATATCACTTTAGCATCTGATAAGACCATAAATCGTTACCAGCTTCTCGAATTTTGGGCAGGTAGTCCAGATGGGGTTAAAGATGGTGTAGTTATGGACATATAAGTGCCCATCTACATCTAAAGTCTTTTTGCCAATTTATATGAGATGTAACGATAAACAAAGCACTAATTGATTATACCATCAAAGTGGCGAAGCAATACTACTGGCAGTTAGTCGCTAATGCAATATTGACCGAATGCAGACTAAGGCTGGAGTTAATTGATCTATTGTCCCTATCAATCAGAACTTCGACATCTATTCGAGAAAATGGCTCAAGAAAACGGTATTAAATGGGTAGAGCTATGCAACGGATGAACAATTACCTTATTTAATTGAGGGTGGTTTTATAAAAATTTAAAAGTAATTAGCTATTATCCCTGAAGAAGATAAACAAATGTTAGAAGATTTAGTATTTAAAGCTTCTGTATATTTGAATGATGATAAGTTTTGATTATATTTAAAAAATTATTCGGGCAGGAATAATTGAACAATTTAAGGTCTAACCTTAATCACCCTCGGACTGCCCTCTTTATAACTTTTAGGGGTTTTTTATATCATGAAACTTTATAAAATTATATCGCCAAACAATATCTTTAAAGTTTTGGCTCAATCAATTTATCATGCTGTTGAAATAGTTAAAACAAAAGAAAATTATGTTTAATAATACTCAATATTTAAAGATTAATGCAAAATATAAATTTTAACTACTATCCGGCTAATATTAAAAGATACTACTGCCATTGGCCTTGTTACTTTAGATCGCTTTATTAAATCAGTTAAAAAATCCAAAACAAGAAACTTTACACATATTTGAACAGATTAAATTAGCTGATGAAAGAAATGACCAGGCAGAAAAGCAAAGGTTAAAATCTAAACTTTATTATTTTACTCCTTGTGTCAAAGTAAATCAAAAGAGTTTATACCGATATTAATCAATTCTGGATTATTAGCTTTAGATTTACAAACTTGAAGAAGATTATGCTCAGGAATTTAAATAAGCTTTATTTGATAATATAAATTTATAATCGCTGTTGGTTATCCGCTTCTAAAAGAGTAAGAGCATTTGTTTCTATTCCTATTTGTCAACGATAGAAGAATTTAAACAATATTTTATGGCCATTGAGTTTGAATTAGGTATTTATAAAGGCTTTGATTTTGCCTTTAAAAATTGTGTACTTCCTATGTTTATAAGTCCTATGATAAAAATATACTTTTTAGAACTGATTATACAACCTGGACTAAAAATATATTCCTGCAGAAATTCCAAAGAAGTATTTATTTTTTATGATAAAGATTTTACTAATAATGTAGGTTATATTGTTAAAAAAGCTATTGATTAAGATTGTTGATAACGGTCATCCTCCAGTTAAGAGCAGCCGCTTATGCTTTAGGTGGTTATGCTGGTGCGGATATATTACTCAAACAGATGCCATTTATCTTATTGACAAACTGATAATTAATAATAATGCTTATTTATCACAAAAAGGCCAGATATTTATAAAAAAACTGCCAGAACGAGGATTGCTAAGCGTATGCTACAACCATTAAACTTATAATATGAATCCAAAAAATTTATTAAGAGAAGAAAAAAATATAAATCTTAATCCAGTTGATTATTTTAACTTTTATGGTGATTTTAAAAGTAATTTTTTCCGAAAATATTAAATATCACTTTGTTTCTGATACTGAAGTCGCTAATGTGGATAACCTTACAAAAGTTATTTTTAAATGCCAAACTAATGGAATGGTGCAAATATTATCTGATAACGAATTTGGACTTATCGTTTGTCAATAATAAATGCTCGGCAATTTATGCTGCTTTACAGCAGTTAAATTCAAAAAAATTACTTCGATGCTATGAACTTCGTTAGGTTTTTTATCATGAAATTAGAAATACCATATATCAGAGTTGGAGGTGATTATTATAAAATAATCAATAAGGATAGACATAGATATGGTGGTAAACATAGATTGCTTAAAGCCTGGAAGAGCAGAAGAAATTAAACAGGATCAAGGATAAAAATTTATTAAAAATGACTTGCAAGCTTCATGACTTTGACATCATACCAGATAATAAAACTTTTATCCCAATTTCTAAAAATGGATGTCTTTTAATCTTTATAACAAATTCTCTACTACCGAAGAAGATCAGGCATTAATTAATGATTTTGACATATTTCCTTTTTCTTTAGGTAGATATAATCCCACATCTTTGGGGATCAGTTACATTTAGGATTAAAGTAACATGAAAGTCCTTTATGAATATCCTAAAACAAATATTACCTATTTTATCACTTGTATCTACTGAACGTGAAGGCTGGCAAAACAACTTTTCTTAATTGGATTCACACATGATATTCGGGGAAAATGCTGTACTTATTAATCCTCATGACTTAACTTCCAGCTTTAACTCTATCTATGCTACTAAAGAATATAATAATGGTGGTAGATGAAAGCTGTTATAGAAAAACTTGCATCAGTTGAAAAACTTAAATCAATAGCCACCGCAAAAAGTATATCCGTTTCGCAAAAGTTTGTTTCTGAATACTCTATCCCCTTTTTTGGTAAAGTAATTCTATGTACTAATAAAGAAAAGGATTTTATGAAAATTGATAATGAGGAAGTTAGATTTTGGGTGCGTAAAATTAGACCAGTTGCTAAACTGAATACTAATATTGAAAAGGATTTATTTAACGAGATTCCTAAATTTCTTAAATATTTATCCCAATTAGATGATATTGACTTCAGTAAATCCAGAATGGTTTTTACTATTGATGAAATAACTACCAATGAATTAACCGAAATAAAAGAAGAATCTAAAAGCAGTTTGCATAAAGAATTAGAGATTTTGCTGGATGATTTCTTTAATAATAATGAATCAATAACCTTTTTTGAAGCTTACTGCAACCGATATTAAAGACCATTTTTTAAAAATAATAACAATATTACCCATAATTATATCCATAAAGTGCTAAAAAATGAATTAAAATTAGAGCAAAATGGTATGGTTAGATATATTCCGTTTGGAAATTCCTGATCCGTATGCTAATAAAAAAACAACGGCCAAACCTAGTTTAAATTTTTACAAAAAGTGCTGAAACCATTATAAACATTGAAAAAATACAAAATGAGGGAGAAATGTCCGTTCTAATTTTAATCCATTTACAATTTACACGCAATATATTATATAAATCAGATAAATAACTTTGAAAACGAAATTTTGTAAATGGAAAAACTATAATGTTTCTTATAAAAAAATAAAAAAAATAAAGTTTTACTAAATATTTATAATTTCATTTTTACAAATTATATAATATATTTATTATTAATTAGTTATGTGTGTAAATGAAAAGTGTAAATGAGTTGTTAAATGGAGTGTAAAACGAATAAATGAAATATGAAACCAACCGAGATTCTTAAACAATTAAAAATAGTAGTCTTAAAGCTAAACATCCAAAACTTCCCACTCATGCTATACCTATTCCGGTATATTCGTGATAAAACTACAATGGTTTAACCAAAATGGTTATCGACTGGCTTCAGCTTAACGGACATCAAGCTGAACGGATTAACACAATGGGGGTGGCAAGAGTTAATAAAGGCCCAAAAGATGAATCCTTTAACCGTAACTTTAATTCAGTAACCTGGACACCATCTGGAAGTACAAAAGGCTCTGCCGACATTAGCAGCGTTATAAATGGCTTTTCTGTTAAGTTTGAGGTTAAGATAGGTAAGGACAGACAAAGTGCAGCACAGCGCAAATATGAAGCTGATATAAAGAAAGCTGGAGGTTATTACTTTATTATAACCGACTTTAATCAATTTTATGAATTATATTTGAAATTAATTGATAACCTTAAACCACATGACCACATTACATTTTAAGGCCTACGATCAGGCACACACCGTTTTTATTGAAAAAATTATGAATTTACAAGAGATACATGTTTATTTATCAGATATTTGTAATACTTTTGTATTAATTTGGTGGGAGTATGACTGCACAAATAATAGCTGAAACACTTTACAAAGAGCAACTTACAGGCAAATATGCCGAAAAATAGCCCGAAGTAAAGACTTAGCCGATGATTTGTTTCAGCATATCGTTCTTAATGTTCTGGAGGGTAAATGCAAAGGTATTGAGGAAGCAGCAGATCAGGGTAATTTGAGATGGTACTTTGTTAGGGTATGTACTAATCAATACCGGAGTGAGAATACATCTACATTTAGCCGAGAGATGAAACACTTTGAGCCAGTTATGGATTGGAAATTTTACGATTATAAAGATGAAGAAGAAGATACTTATGACACCGAAGAAGATGAGCTTTTGATATTGAATATCAAACCTGTAAAGAAATAATTGCTGAACGTGGATGGTATGAGCAGAAAATATTTGAACTTCATTTAGAATATAAAAAGCATTAGACAACTGGCTAAAAAAACTAAAATACCAGCCAGGAGTATTTATAATTCAATTAAATCAACAAAAGAGTATGTCAACAATAGACTTAATTCTACCTTCCTACTTATATCCAGCTTGAGTTGGATATTTGTTATAACAATAGGTAAAGAGGTGGATGTTAAACCATTTAACTGTACTATCTGCATGGGCTTTTGGTTAGGTTTACTTTGGTTTATCATTGTTGAACAAACTAAGTTATGTTTACCACTTGCTGGACTTACTGCATTAACAACACAAATAATTGACAAATGGATGATAAGATTATATTAGACCGACTTATAGCAGCCAAACCTTTAGCTGATTTAGTAATTGACCATAATTATTTGCCAAGTGGAAATTATAATGTGGTGGTCAGTTTATCTGAAATTTATACTTACTTATACAACGGTAATGTTCAACTGCATTGTGGAAGTTGTGTTAGAGAAATGTTTATAAGGCTTTATCATTACTATTATCCTGATGCAATTAAAGAATTAAGAACCAAAAGAAAATGGAACGAGGCAGACCAAGAAAAATAAATAGTCCTGAAGAACTTTTAGAGTTATTTAATGGATATTTAGATTGGGTTAAACAAAATCCAATTAGAAAAATGGTATTTGTAGGTAGAGATGGAAATAAGGAATATGAACTTATAGACACTATGACCATTATCTATTGATGGATTTGAAGTTTATTGCTTTACAAAAAATATAACTGTTAGTCATTATTTAGAAAATACTAATAATTCTTATGAAGAATTTTGTACTATCTCTACACGTATTAAGCGGATTATCAGGGAGAATCAAATATCTGGAGGTATGGCTGGATTATATAATGCAAGTTTAACTGCAAGAATTAACGGATTATCTGAAAAGCAAGAAACTAAACACGAGGGTGAGATACAAATATTTAAAGGAATTAATTTAGATGTTTCAAAAGACGACAAGCATTGCGCTTAAGATTGCTCAGTTGCGTAAAAGGTTAAGATAGTGCAACATGGCACTTCCTCATCTAAGACATTTAGTATATTACCTTTATTAATTACCTATGCTATTCAGAAGCCAATGACTGAGATTAGTGTAGTTGCTGAAAGCATACCACATTTAAAGAGAGGGGCAATTAAAGACTTCTTAAAAATAATGATGTGGACTGGTAATTACAAAGATGACCGATGGAATAAATCCAGTCTAAAATATAAGTTTAGTAATAATTCATTTATCGAGTTCTTTAGTGCATGACCAGCCAGATAAGTTAAGAGGTGCAAGGAGGGATGTGTTATTTATTAACGAGTGTAATAATATTAGCTTTGAAGCATATCAGCAACTATCGATAAGGACAAAGAATTTTATTTATTTAGACTATAATCCATCAAATGAATTTTGGGTGCATGAACATTTATTAAATGATGCTGATTCTGACTTTCTTATACTTACTTATAAAGACAATGAAGCACTTGATCCGGCCATTGTTAAAGAGATTGAGAAAGCTAAAGATAAAGCAGAAACATCAGCATATTGGAGTAACTGGTGGAAAGTTTACGGTTTAGGTTTATTAGGTAGTTTACAAAATACTATCTTTGAATTTAACCAGGTTGATAGAATACCTAAAGAAGCAGACTTTTATAGCTTATGGTTTAGACTTTGGATTTAGCAACGATCCAGCTTCACTTGTTGGGGTTTACAAAATGAATGGGAGTTATTTGTAGATGAATTGATATATCAAACTGGATTAACCAATTCTGATTTAACTCAACGATTCAGGGCCATTGGCATAAATGATTATGATAAGATAATTGCTGATAGTGCCGAGCCTATAGAGTATTGAAGATATTTATAGAAATGGATTTAAAGCAGTTGAGGGTGCGAGAAAAGGCCCAGACAGTATTAGGGCTGGTATTGATTTAATTAGACACATAAATTAAATGTAACTAAAAATAGTTTAAATTTAATTAAAGAATTAAGGGCTTACCAATGGCAGCAAGATAAGGATGGTAATATACTTCCAAAGCCAATAGACTTTAATAATCATGCTATTGATGCTCTTAGATATGCTTGTTTAAATAGCTTAACACAGAATAAAGGCGAATACTTAATAATATAAACTACGAAAAATGAAAAAATACTTGCTATCATTCCATCGAAAGTAGATGGATGTACTTACCATCGGATTGAAATACCATTACACCATCTTAATGGCTTTGATTTAACACAGGTTAATGAATTGGATGGTGATGTCAGATATTCAGTTAAAAGAATTTGAGATAGTATGGTTTAACCGATTAAATGGCATTGTAGATTCAGACTTACAGATTAACCGCTTAAAGTCATTAGGCATTAAATATGTTATAGATTTTGATGATTTATGGAACTTACCCCAAGACCATTTACTTTATGGCTCATATAGGTATTATGATATACCTGGTAAGTTAATTAAACTTGCTAAAAATGCAGCAGCAATAATCACCACTCATAACTATTTAGCTAATAAATTAAAGAAATTTAATGATAACATTATTATAGCACCCAATGCTATAGATCCTGAACAGGCCCAATGGAAAACTGAAAGCAATGTGCATAATGATTATACTGTATTTGGATGGTGTGGAGGTGTTAATCATTGGGGGGATTTAGAACTATTGACAAATAGTTTAAGATTAGCCAGAGATAATAAATATAATTCTATCTTTAGGCGGTTATTATCCGAGTGCTATTTGGGATCAGTTTGAGAATATATTTACCGGAGGGGATTATGATAAGTTTGTTAGGATAGATGGCCAAGATGTTTATAATTATGGTAGGCTTTATGACTTCTTCACTACTGTACTTATTCCTTTAAAGAAGAATGAATTTAACAGATGTAAGAGTGAGTTAAAAATGCTGGAAGCTGGATTTAAAAAGAAAGCTGTTATTGTAAGCGATATACATCCGTATTCATTAGTAATTAATGATACTAACTGCTTAAAGGTAGATCAGGCACAGGGCAATGAATGGTTTAAATCTATGCGAAAGATAAATGAAAGTAAGGCATTGGAGGAGGATTTAGGTATGAGCCTTTATGAAACTGTTAAGGATAAATATCATATTAAGTCAGTCAATAAAATACGAGAGGATTTATTTAATAGCTTATGAAGAAGATACACCTTACCGCATTAATATATCCCAATGTTCAGATAGATGATGATGTAGAAATTGGGCCTTATTGTATTATTGGCGCACCTCCTGAGCATACTAAGTTTTATAATAGTGTAAATATGGGGGTTATTATTAAAAAAGGAACGATAATAACGGGCCATGTAACTATTGATTCAGGGATTTATCTACCTACTATTATTGAACAAAACTGCTTTATTATGAAAGGAGTACACATAGGGCATGATGGTTACATTGGTGCTAATAGTGTTATATCTGCTCATACTGTTATGGCTGGTCATTGTAAGGTAGGTAATTATACTAATATAGGTATTAACTGTACTTTACATCAATTCAGTTTAATTGGTGGTGGTAGCATGGTAGGTATGGGATCAGTTGTAACAAAGAAAAGTTTAATAGAGCCATTTGCTAAAGTTGTTGGAAGTCCAGCGCATGAAATAGGCACTAACCATTATAAGTTAAATACATTGTTAAATTGGGATATACAAGTAATAAATGAGCAATACAAGTCAGCCGAAAATAGCGGTATGTTTTATAACACTAAACAGGGAAAGTTTAACTAAAACAACAATAGAAAATGCAAATGCAAAGGTTGGAATTGACTTTGATTTTTTTGCATTGGATCAGGGTAGTATAGATGGGGTAGTTAATTTAATTGCCCCCAATGTTACTTATTATGTAAAGAAAAAAGAAAATATAGGAGTAGCTTCGGGCTTTAACTTCCTTTGGAATATGGCAAAACATTTAGGTTATGACTTCATTTGTAATATTGGTAATGATATTGATTTACCTAATAACTGGTTAAAAGAATTTTATGAAACCTATTTAGCTATAGACAAAGAGCATCAGTATTTAGCTATTCATTCAGTTGAGCATTTACCAAGTCAAAAAATAACAGTTAAGGATAAAAAATACATTCCATCTGAAACAATATTTGGATGTACTTTTTTAATATATCGCTATTAGATTATGTAGGTTACTTCAATACTGCGTATAATCCTTATGGGTTGGAGGATAGCGAATATAATTACCGGTGCCAGAAGTCAGGAGTTATTTGTGGGTATTTAGATATTGGAACTGCACATCATTCGGGCAGTCCTTATGGGCAAGATGATAATGGTGATTATAGAAAAATGAAAGATGAAAGCTTAAAGAAGAATGCTGTTATTTATGGGATAGAAATAGAAAATATGAATAGATTAAATAATTATTATAAGCCTTATGCATAACGACCATTACAAAGCCAAAGTACAACCGATAGATTTAATAGAAGCCCAGCAATTAAACTTCAATAGGGGTAATATTATAAAGTATGTTAGTAGGGCTGGTAAAAAAGAGGGCGAATCTGAGTTAAGGGATTTAGAAAAGGCACTTTATTATTTAGAACGTGAGATTAATTTATTATCTTTGAAATAACCTTGTATTCATAGTGTAAGGTGTTTTTGTAGTTATGTAGGCCCTCTATTCGTGTAATAGGGGTTTTTTACTTTAAACACATATCTGTTTATTATTATACTTACAGATATGACCTGGAAAGATATAACCATTGAGCAGTATCAGCACATACTTGCTATTGCTAAAACTGATTTACCTAACTTTAACAAAGAAGTTGAATTAGTAAGTTATTTATTTAATATTTCAAAAGATGATATAATGTATTATCCGATTGAAAAGTTTAAATATTTAGCAAAGCAAATAGAATTTTTGGAAGATATGTTTGAGGGTGATATGCAGACTTTATTTACTATTGATGGTATTGAATATAAGGTGCATTGGGAAATGGAAAAGAAAACAGCAGGTCAGTTTATTGACTTATCCGAAATGACTAAAGATCCTGAGTTAATTAATGATAAGTTACATCAAATATTAGCTATTATCTGTATTCCTAAAGGTGAGAAATACGATGTTAATTTTAATGAAAGGTCTGAGATATTTAGAAAGAAGTTAACAATGGATGTGGTGTTTCCGATAAGTGGTTTTTTTGACTGTTTTAAAAGTTCGTTACCAGATATTCAGGATTATTTGAACAAACAGATAAAGACACAGCAGAGGGAATTATTGACAATGATAAGGGATTCTATGAGCATTGGGGATGGTACTGCACTTTAGATGAATTGGCAAAGGAGGATGTGCTTAGGATTAATGATGTATTAAATTTGAATGTAGTTGAGTTTTTAAATTGGTTATCATATTTAAAAGATAAAAGAAAATGGCAGTTGCAAAAGGCGATGTTGCAAAAATAATAAGACAATTTGGTACTGATTTTACCAAAGATGACTTGCTAAACAAAGCAACCTTATCTGCCATTACTTTACTTTTAGATGATTATGGCGATGAAATAATTAAAAGGCTTCGTGATAACTTAGAACGTAAGAAGAAAAGAGCCGGAGGTGTACTTATTGATACGATGGAAGCAATAGCATCTGAGCCTAATGGTAAACCTACATTGGAATTATTAATAGAAGATTATTATAAATATGTTAATGATGGTCGTATAGGCAAAAAGAGTAAAGGGGGTATTGACCGCAATAGGGTTATTAACTTTCCTCCAAAAGGGCCTAAAGTACCACCATTTGAGCCAATAAGTAAATGGATTAGGTTTCAATCTGGTTTCAGTTCAGCGAAGTTAGGAATGAGAGTAAGGCAAACAAGCAGAGTAGCTGACAAATTAAAGAAAAGCAGAATGGTAGATAAGATAAGATGGGGTATTTATTGGAATGGTATTGAGCCAACTTACTTTTATACCGATGTTATTAATTCAGATTTATATAAAGCAATAGAGGAAGATTTAATAGCAATAACAAGCGAGGGATTAACGATTAATTTAACAACTTTTAAATAATGGCAATAACAGTAAATCAGCAACCAGCACAGCACCAACCGATTTATAATCCTTATATATTTGTGCTAAGTTCTGATAATTCAGGCAACTTTAATTTTAAAATAAGCTTTGTAGTAGTAGATAGTAGTGATACATCTAATCCAGTTACAATAGCAACTTTGCAAAATCCAACTAATACAGATGGTTATGCTGTATTTGATTTATCGAGAGTAATTAGAGATTATATTACAGATGACTTTGCATTGGGTATAACTAAAGCAAGTGATTGTAGTAATTCAGTTAAGCGCATTACTTGTTATTCGCAAGAGATATATTCAGCAAGTGCATCAGGCTCACCATCAGCAACAGGAACTATTTATGAGTATGGTACTGTTGGTGATGCAACCAGCAAATATGTTTGGAATGGTGCTTTGCCATTTGAAGAATTTGCAACGTACAATAAAAATAATTATCTGTTAAAATATAATAGTTATACTACAAATAAATGGTTAACTAATGCGCCATTATCAAGTGGTTTAGATATGGCTTTAAATCAAAATGGCTATGGTTATTTGCTTTGTGAGAACTTAGATAGTGGTAATTTGAATGATGGATTAGTACAAAGCACAGTAATTAAGACTTATAATTCAGCTGGTACTTTATTAGGAACTTATGAGGTTAATATAGACTTTGCTCAAAGCACAGATCCAATAGAGGGCTTTATGATAAGGATACCTGTAGGAACGTATAACATTGCACAGATAGGGGCATTAGACTTTATAAGTGGAAGTCAACCGATATTAACAAGTAACGTAGCTTATTATACTGTAGCTGGTAAACATCCCACCTATGGCCAGACTTATAGCTTTAGAATTAACATTGTTGATTATTGCAATAGTCCGCAAGTATTTAGGTTACATTGGTTAAACAGAAAGGGAGGTTTTGACTTCTTTAATTTTGACAAGTATTATATTGAGAATAATGTAATAGAGCGCAAAAACTATAAAAGGCCCTATGGAGTTGTTAATGCTGGTGCATGGTCTTATTCAGCATCAGATAGGAATAATGTTAACATGATTAATACAAGCCGCAAACAATATGTAATTCAAACAGATTGGATTAATGAAACTGAAGCGGCATGGTTAGAAGAATTAATGACAAGTCCGGTAGTGTATTTAGAAGAAAATGCAACCACATTAAGAGCAGTTAATATTGTTGATACTGCTTATGAAACTAAATACAGACAAAAGGATAAAGTGTTTAACTTATCCTTAACCATTGAATTAACCTATGATTATAAATCCCAGACTTACTAATGAGGGCTAAGATTTACATAAATGAAACACTAATAGATGTTAATGATGACTTAAACTTATCGTTTACTTATAACATATCAGATATTAGAGAGCCTGAGAGCAGACAAGCAAATTATTCTAAAACAATAACTATTCCAGCAAGTAAGACTAATAATAAGTTATTTAGTCAGTTATTTGAGATAGGGAGGGTAATAGGCAGCACAGGGTTAAACTTTACACCTGATTTCAATCCTAATAAAAAAGCTAATTGCAGAGTTACGATTGATGATTTAGAAGTAATGAATGGCTTTTGTCAGGTGCTTAAAGTCAATAAACAGAATTATGAGCCTACAAGTTATGATATAGTAGTAATCAGTAATGTTAAGAATATATTTGAGGATATTGGCGAAGATGAATTAACCAGCTTAGATTTGTCAGAGTTCAATCAAGAATATACTACTGCTAATGTTAATGCTTATAGTTATGGTAATCCATCCCCATCATATACATTAGGATCAGGAGTTATATTTAATTCAACCTACAATGGTGTTGAGCCTATTGGTACTTATAAAGTAGCACCATATCCAGCTATATTTGTAAAAACATTTGTAGATAAGATATTTGCTAAGTATGGGTATCAGTACAATAGTAACTTTTTTAACACTAATTATTTTAAGAAGCTTTTGCATACCATTCAATAAGAGTAAGTATTCATTAAACAATGCGGAGGTAGTTGAAAGAACATTTAAACTTTATTATGGTACAATTAATTACGGTGGTTTTTTTGATGTACCATTTAGAACAGGTGAAGCATTTTTTACTAAAAATCCAGGAGTAAATAAAAATAGTAATGCAAATTTATCATGGGGTGAATTATTAGACCAAAGCAATTTATATGATAGAACTTTAGATCCTTATAGTGTTAACATAAAAAAAGGAACTAATCATACTGTTTATTTTAGTGCTACAATAAATAGTATAACATTTGACTGTCCACAAGCTATAACTAATGGCGATTTAGTATTTACATTAAATTTTAAATTATACAGAAGTAGAGCAAGTGTTTTAACTTTATTAGCCACATCATCACATCCTTATTATGTAGGTGCAACAACGCCTAATCCTGGTAGCCCTGATAAAATAACAATGGGCGCACAATCATTTGATATAGCAGTTAATGAAACAGCATATCCAAATGACTCATATATTATGGTATTTAATTATACTACTACCGGAGAATTATATACATCTACAATAGTACCCATGCAGGTATCTATTTATTCAAATAGTGTTAATAGTTATGATTTTTATAATGTAGTAAGTAATTCTGGTATAGTTTTAAATACATCGCAAACTTTAGAAATCAATAAATTAATTCCAGATAAAATAAAGATTAAAGATTTTTTAACAAGTTTAATAAAAGTGCTTTAATCTTCAATTAGAACAGGATAAGCAATTTGCTAAGAAGTTAAACATTGAGCCCTATAATGATTATTTTGGAAGTGGAACTGAGAAAGATTGGACTACTAAATTAGACATAAATAATATTGATATAGTACCAATGGCTAACTTAACTACAAATGTATTTAAGTTTGGTTTTCAAAATGATGATGATTTAATAAATAAAGATTATTCCGAAAAATACCCTGAGATTTATGGTGATTATGAAGTTATAATTGATAATGACTTTGTAAATGGCACTAAAGAAATAAGGCCCATATTTGCTGCATCCCCAGCAACGAGAAGAAATGTAACATCATTTATTGGCGAGGTAACTTATTTAGCAAAAGATGAAGATGTACCCAGAGATGCTAAGATTAGAATGGTGTGGTATAATGGATTAGAAACTGATAACATAAGCAGTCCAACAGTTGCTATTCGTTATGACTTAGCACCATCCGAGTTATATTATTCAACAACTACTTTAACCAATGCTACTTTATATGGTAAATTTTGGGCTAAGTATATTGATGAAATAACGGATAAGGATAGTAAGATGGTTATCTTTGTAATATGGCTTTAACTGCGTTAGATATAGCAAATTTAAATTTACAGATAACATTTTTGTTGATGGCCATTTCTTCAGGGTAAATAAGATTATTGATTTTAATCCATTATCCGATGGATTGACAAAAGTTGAATTATTAAAGATTAAAAGTTTTGCCCCATCTACAGGAAGATGTGGTAACTGTTTATGAATCTGCCAGAAGTTTTGGATTAATAGATGAAGTAAAGATGAGGTTAGGGCATTAGGTGCAACCAGCTTTTATAACATCATTGAGGGTAGTTTTAACAATGTAAGAAGTATAACAAGCAACAAGCACCATTGGTAAGATTGATGGTGGCGAAAAATATAATTTAATATGGCTAAAGAAGTAAGTTTAAAAATAGTTGCTGATGCAAGTCAAGCAGCAGAATCAGCTAATAGGATTAAAACAACAATTAAAAGAAGCAACTAAAGAAGCACAGGCATTAGTAGCTTCAGGTGATACAAGTTCAAAGGCATATAAAGAAGCTGCTAAAAAAGTTGCTGAATTAAAAGACCAGTTACAAGATTTTAATGATGAGGTTAAGGCATTAGATCCGGGACAAGAAATTTCAGACTATTGCTGGAGTAGCTTCAAGTATAGCTGGTGGTTTTCAAGCTGCTCAGGGTGCAATGGCTCTTTTGGTGCTGAGAGCAAAGAAGTTGAAAAGGCATTATTAAAAGTACAATCTGCCACCGCATTAGCACAGGGTATTGACCAAGTAAGGGAGTTTGGTAAATATTTCGGATTAGCAAAAGATGCTATAGGTAATAGCATAAGGGCTTTATTTACTCTTAAAGGTGCATTAATAGCAACTGGTATAGGTGCATTTTCAGTTGTAGTAGGTGTATTAATATCTAATTGGAAAGAATTAATATCATGGATTGATAAAACATTTCCAGCTTTAGGTGGCTTAGGCAATTTATTTGATAGGGTAAAGAAAATTGCGATGGGCAGTTTAGGCTCAATTATTGAAAGTTTTAAAATAGTTGGTGAGGTTATTGGTAATGTTTTTAAAGCTGAATTTAGTAAAGCAGTTGATGTAGCTGGAACTTTTGGTAAGAGAGTGAGTGAAGCTTATACAAAGGCATATATTGAAGAAAATAATAATCAAGCTAAAGAAGAGAAGCAAAGTTATTAGAGAGTTTGGTTAAGACACATGAAAGAGAAATTAAGTTAATTGAAGCACAGGGTAAAGATAGTTATGCTGCAAAGAAAAAACTTTTAGAAGAAGAATTAAAACTGTTAGAAATTCAAAAAACAAAAGAAAGTAACGAGTATAAGGATAAATATTTAGAGTTACAGATATTAGAAATACAGCATCAAAAGACCATATCTGATATAAGAAAAAAGCAGAAGAAAAGGCAACTGCTGATTTTTTTAACAATTTGAAATTAGAGTATGAAAGACAACAAGGATTAAATCAAATAAAAGAAGATGCTTTAAAAATAGATGAAGATAGGAATAAAAAGAGTTTAGAAAATATAACAACATTTAACAATAAAAGAATAGAGATAGCAACCTTTGATGCTGAAAAACAAAAAGAAATAGTTGCTGAAAGAAATAAACAAATATTTAATAGTGAAATAGCAATAGCAAATGCTCGACTTCAAGCAGCAACAGATATAAGTAATGGACTTATAGCTTTAGGAAATGCTTTTATAAAAGACCAAAAAAGTTAGAAAAATTTAATAAAGCCGCTGCATTAGTTCAAATTGGTATAGATACAGCCAAAGCTTATATCTGCTTTAGTTGCTGCATCTAATGCTAATCCTGCAAATGCAGTTACTTTTGGTGGTGCTGGTATTGCTCAATTTGCTTCAGGAATTGCACAAATATTAACTAATATAGCTAAAGCTAAACAAATATTAAGCAGTTCAAGTTCTGGTACATCTACACCAACATTAGGTGGAGGAGGTGCAATACCATCAGCTGGAGGTAGTAATATGCCACAGACTAATGCGCCTGGTGGATTCACTTCAGATGTTAGCGGTCAAAGGGTATCAAATCAAAGTGGCGAGGGTGCTAATCAACAAGGCCAGTTTAAGGTGTATGTATTGGAATCCGATATAACATCTACACAGGATGGAGTGGCTGGTATTAAAAGAAAAGCAAAAGTTATGTAAATATTATACTTACAATTATGAACACATATTATTTAGAAATTAATGAGAATGATGAAACAGGAGTAGCTGCTGTTGCATTTGTAGATAAACCAGCCATTGAGTTGAACTGGAAACAATTTAAAAGTGATTTTATAGTTGAGCCAAGAAAGGGCGAAAATCAGGAAGAATTTGTAAGCAGATGTATAGGTGTAGAAGTTAGCAATGGTAAGGAAACAGATCAGGCAGCAGCCATTTGTTATGCTAAATGGGATGCTGCTAATAATAAATCATTTGGCTTCCAGACTACAGACAAAGAACGTAGAATAGTAAGTGGTGTATTGATGTTAGCTAATACTCCTATTTATCGCAGAGATGAGCAAAATGGCGAGTATAACGTAATATTCACACCAGACACGATTGAGAAGATAGTAAACAAGTTTTTCAAGCAAGGCAATCAATCATCTGTTAACGGAATGCACAATCCTGAATTTACTATTGATGGTGTTTATATGTTTGAAAGTTTTATTATTGATAACACCAGAGGTATTAAAGCCCCAGAGGGTTTTGGCGATATACCACAGGGCAGTTGGTTTGGTAGCTTTAAAGTAGAAAATAATGACATTTGGGATACTTATATTAAGACTGGAGTATTTAAAGGCTTTAGCGTAGAGGGTATGTTTAATCAATCACTTACAAAGGTTGATAATGCTTATAGTGTGATGTTAAAAATAATGGATGAATTACTTTTACTGGCACAAAATAAATAATATAAATACTTACTATTAAAGACAAACATCATGTCAGATAAAAACAATTTAATAATCGAAAAATTTGAACAGCTTAAAAATGTGTTTTACAAGCACATTTGGTAGTCAGACTACCGAAGTTGTTACAGAAACTTTTGCAACTGTTAAAACAGCTGAGGGGGTAGAATTAACCATCGAGGGTGAATTAGCAGCAGGCTCTGAAGTAACGATGAAAGACACCAGCGGCCAATTAGTACCAGCACCGGAGGGGCGCATACATTGGAAGATGGAACTGTTATTGTTATACTTAATGGGGCTATATCTGAAATAAATCCAAAAGCAGAACAACCAGAAGTTGAAGTTGAAGTTGAACAAACTACTGCGGATTTTACAACACAAATCAACACTTTATCTGAGGTGTTAAATTCATTAACTGCAAGAATTGAGGGTATTGAAAAAACAGTAGCTGCTCAATCATTTGCTAAAGTTGAAGATTTAAACAGCATTAAAGAAGTAGTTACTAAGACTTATGCAGTAGTAGAGGGATTAGTAAATACCCAGCTGCATCAGTAGAAAACAAATTCAGCTCTAATAAAAGAACTGATAAAATTAACGAATTAAGAAACCTTTTAAATAACTAATATTATGTCATTTGTAGTATCAAGTTTATCAAATTATACTAACGGAGCAAAGTAAAAAATTAATTGCTGCCGTTCAGTTCAAAGCAGAAACTGCTGCATTAGCAGAAATTCAAACAGGAGTAAAGAGTGCTGCTGCTTTACAAATATTAACAGTTGATCCAGTACCACAAGATGGTGCTTCATGGATTTAACGCATCAGGTACAACTATATTTACTCAAAGAACAATCACTACTAAAGCGGTGAAGTTTGAAGAGATTATGTGTTTACGTGATTTAGAAACTAAATGGACTCAAATCCTTTTAAAGAATGGTCAAAGATATTCTGAAGCTGATGTGCCAGGTGTTATTGTAGATGAGATCACTAAAAAAATTATGGCACGTTTAGAAGTGGCAGATTGGCAAGGTGATACTGCATCAGGTAATGCTTACATTAACCGTTATGATGGTTTGGCTAAAATTATCAAAGCTGCTTCTGGAGTAGTTGCGCAACTTCTTCTACAATTAATGAAACTAACATCCGTACAATTTTACGTGATATTGTTTCTAAAGTACCAGATTCATTAAAGGGTAATCCTGAATTTACTATCTTCTGCGGTTATGATGCTTACACTACTTACTTAAATAAGATTAGTGCTGATAATCACTTCCACATGTTTGATGCTTCTGTATATGGTGAGATTAGAGTTGAAAATTCACCATATAAATTGAAAGCAGTACATGGTTTGGATGGAACTAATGAAATGTATGCTTTATTACCATCTAACATGGTTATAGGTGTTGATATGGAGGGTGAAGAAGAAAAGGCTGCGCTTTGGTATTCACAGGATGATGACAATGTAAAGTATTCATTCCGTTTCCGCAGAGGATGGCAAGTAGCAATACCATCTGAAATCGTTAAATACGCTAATACTTAATTAACTAATTAATTTAACCTTAAAGCCTCTCACCACCTTAATGGTGGGGGTTTTTTAATTAAAATAAAAATATGGCTTGTGTTTTAACTTCCGGATATACTTTAGACTGCGTTCGATAGCGTAGGTGGTATAAAGAAAATTTACATCACAGAGTTATCGAATAAAGCTTCAATAACTGCTGCGAGATGGAATTATAACCGCATTTACTTTAAGTGCTGGTAAAAGAATTCTTTACCTATGAATTGCAAAAAGAAACTTCAAATTTAGTAGAAAACATTACTCGTAATAGTGCTAATGGAACTACTTTTTATGAGCAAGTATTACAATTCACAATTCGTAAAATGGCTGCATCTTTAAGAAATGAGATTAAGCTGATGGCTCAAAATAACGTAATGATTATAGTATTAGACCGTAATGGTAAATACTGGTTATTAGGTGAGAACAACGGATGTGAAATGACTAACTCAACCGCTGCTACAGGTACTGCAATGGGTGATTTTAACGGATATACTTTGAACTTTCAAGGTATGGAAGAAGCACCATGTCAAGAAGTATCAAGCGGATTAATAGCTGGACTAACAGCATAACAAAAGTCTTTATCGTAGTTTAGGCTTTTAGCCCCATGTCGATGGCATGGGGTTTTTTTGTTACATAATATACTTACTTTATACTTACTAATATGATACAGATAACGAAAGGAAGTACAAATAATGTAGCATTAACTTTAACAGAAAAATGCACTTTAACAAGTCCTTATTATTTATTTGTTTTTCAATCAGATGAAACAAGGGATTATTACAAGTTTATCGCTGCTGATACTTCTACCTATCCTGATAGGTATAATTTATTTGCTATTATTGAAACAAATAGCAGTCCTAATCCTTTGGATGGTGAGATTGAGTTGCCGCTTGTTGGATTTTATAAATATAAAGTTTATGAGCAAACAAGTTCAAGTAACTTAGATCCGGCCCCTTGCAACTGGAATAGTAGAGGTAGGTAAAGTACAAGTAATAGAATCACCAACAGCAGATAATAAATTGAATAATACTAATAATATTAACTACGTTTATAATGAGTAGAGGTTTAAAAGGCGAATATAAAATTAGCCATATTGCATTTGAAAATCACAAAGTACCTGAATTTAAAAGAGATAAAGGGTAGATATAATTCTGTTTGGTGATAATAATTTATATCCTCAATACTTAATTGAATTAGTTAATAGGTCATCTAAGCATAATGCTATTATTAGTGGTAAGGCTTTATTTATAACCGGACAAGGGTTTGAAAAGTCTGAAGATACAGCATTACAAAGTTTTATCAATAATGTTAATGGTGAGAATTTAGATAAATATATTTAAATATCGTGGGATTTAGAGTTATTTGGCGGCTTTGCTTTACAGATAGACTTTGGTTTAGTAGGCAATAAAATTGCTCAAATAAGCCATGTTGATATATCTAAATTACGCAAAGTTAAAGATGATAATATTATACTTTATTCTGATAATTGGGCATTAGGAAGTAGAGCAGAAAAAATAACTTATAATGTTTGGAAACCAACTGCTAAAAGAGAGGGTACTTATATTTATTATTTTAAACAATATAGGACTGGATTAGATACTTATCCTATCCCTGAATACATTGGTGCTATAGCTGCGATTGAAACGGATGTAGAGATTAACAACTTCCATTTAAACAATATTAAACAAGGCTTTGCTGCTGGTATGATGGTTAACTTCAACAATGGAGTGCCTAACAATCCTGAAAAGCAAAAAGAGATTGAAAGAAAAATTAAAGGCTAAATTTCAAGGTACTGGATAATGCTGGAGGTGTAGTAATTAACTTTAGTGATAGCCCTGAAAAGAAACCAGATATTTTACCACTTCAACCATCTGATTTAGATAAACAATTTGAGCAGTTAAGAAAAGATACAAATCAAGAAATATTTACAGGACATAAAGTTACAAGCCCTCAGTTATTTGGTGTAGATAGTGAATCAGCATTTGCTCGTAATGTAATTAATGATGCACAGGAAGCATTCCAAGTTAATTATATCAGTCCTAAGCAAAGGTTATTAGAAGAATGCTTTAATACTTTGGCTAAAGATAAATGGTATAGCTACATCTTTAAAGATTATAAAGAATAAAAGTTTAGGTATATCATTTACAGAAAGCACTTTAGTAAGTGTAATGACTAAAGGAAGAAATAAGAGAGTATGTAGGGTTACCACCATTAGCAGTTAATGTAGTAGAACAATCACCAGATCAGGCGCAACCTCAAGGAATGGTTAACGACCATTTAAAAAGTTTAACTGGCCGCCAAACGCAAAACTTAATGCGTATAGTTAGAAATTACGACAAAGGTAAAATCACTAAAGAACAGGCCTTATTAATGATTAAGTCTGGTTTTGGATTAAGTGATGAAGAAGCATTAACTTTTTTAGGCGAAGTGAACGATCAGCAATTTAGTATTGATTTATCTGCTGAACAGACTAAAGCATTACAGTTATTGAATAAAGCCCCTATGCTGGATGACAAACAGCTAAGTGTATTACTTAATATACCGATTGAAAATATAAAGCCATTAATTTTAAGACTAAAGGAATTATCTCTAATTGAAGAAGTAAATATAGCTGGTGAACATCGCAGATTATTAAGCGAAGCTGGTGAGAAATATGCTGAATTATATTCGGGTGATTTTACTTCGAGGTCATGGATGACAAGAAGAAAGTTAGATATATTTTTAAGCTTTGGCGAAGAATTTACATCTGATAACTGTTTTAAATTTGCGGCTGAATTTGAGTTAACTCAATTAGATAAAAGTATTTTAGCTTCTATTAAAGGAAACAAAAGATTAGATATTCCGGCTATTGCTAAAACTTCAAGAGTAGAGCAATCAGAGGTTAATGATAGACTTGTAGTGTTAAAAGATGAGGGTATTATTGACGATTAAAGAAATTAAATCTTATGGCATCAACGAAATGGAATATAAGATAACCGACAAGGGTAATTCAATATTTAAAGATAGTGAGCCAAAAGTTAAAATGATTGAGGTGTATTATAAGTATGCTAAGAATCCAACGGTTAAAGGGCCATCAGTTATAGATACTACAAGGGAGTTTTGCAGAGAAATGATTAATGCAACTAATACCGATAATAATAAATTTAAGTTATTTAGCCGCACCGATATAAATAAGTTATCAAGTCTAATGGATTATAATGTATGGGAACAAAGAGGGGGTTATTATCATAATCCTAATACTAATACTACTACCCCATATTGCAGACATATTTGGCAACCTGTTAAAATAGTTAAGAAATGAGTTATCAAATCTATAACGATACTGCAACACTCAAAATAGTTGAAAATGGCGCAACGAGAAATCTGGCTAAAGCTGTTTGTGGTGTTAGAGATTTTGGTGATTATATTGTTTTTAGTTATGATGGTAATAACGATTATTTAAAAATACTTTATACCGATGTAACTGTACCATCTTCAGCATCTGCAACTGCATTGAGAAATACCATAAATGGTTATCTTAATCAAACATTTACAGCATCTATTGATACATCATTAATAGCAACAAGCGCAAATCAAACCAACGGAACGCAGCAAACAAAGATAACTGATGGTGCTGGGTTGTTAATACTAAGCAGATAGGAACAGCCATTAGTTCAAGTGATGTAGGCTTAATTACTAATTCAGTAATTCATGGTAAAACAACAAGCGGTGGCGGTGGTTATATTGATGTTAAAGTAACACCATCAGGGCATTAACAATGTTGAAGCTGATGTAACAGGAACGGTAGCAGCCACACAATCGGGAACGTGGAATATAAATAATGTAAGTGGAACGGTAAGCCTACCAACAGGGGCTGCAACAAGTGTTAAACAAGATACACAAATTAGTGAACTTCAGACTTTAAATAGTTTAGTGCCGAGTAAATATGATTATATAAGTTTAGGATATACAGGCACGAATTTAACAACCGTAATATTTAAGACTGGTGGTAGTAGCGGCTCAACTGTAAGCACTTTAACTTTAGCATACACAGGTAGTAGATTAGATAGCGTAACTAAAACATAATGGCACTTTCATTAACATTTAATCCTTTTAGCGGTAAGTTTGATTATATAGATTTACCAAGTGGCACTACAAATGAGATAGCTTATTTTAGTGCATCTAATACCGTATCAAGTTTGACTGTTGCTACTTATCCAAGTTTAACCGAGTTAAAGCTATGTTAAAGGAACTACAAGTGCTATTCAAACACAGCTAAACAATATTGATGAATGGGCTGATTTTAATTATGTGCAACGAATAATAAACAGATAAAATGGCAGTATTATTTATATCAGAAAATAAGCTAAAAGAAAATAGCTTTATAAATGAGAATGTAGATGACAAACTTCTTAGAACTACTATTATACAAGTTCAGGATATGCAAATACATCCAATATTAGGTACCGGACTTTATAATGAAATAAAGGCTCAAATAACTGCTAATACAGTTACTAATGCTAATCGTGATTTGCTTCAGGATTATATTCAACCAGTTGTTATATGGTGGGTTATGGCTGATAGTACTATACCTTTGACTTATAAATTCATGAATAAGTCAGTTGTTAAAAAGAACTCCGAAAATAGTCAATCTGCTGATCTGGAAGAATTAATAACTGTAGCAAATAACTTTAAAAATAAAGCTGAATTTTACACAAAGCGATTAATTAAATTCTTAGAATCAAATGATACTATTTATCCTTTGTATTTGAATCCAGGTAATGATGTAGATACTTTACATCCATATAGACAAGCTTATCAAACTGGTATGAATTTAGACTGCGATAATTATAAGCCATCAAGTATGAAATATGCAGATAATTCAGATAGTAACAGATGTGAGGATAATTATACTTTCTTATTATAGAATGGCTGGAAGAAAAGGATATAAACAAGGTGATAATGAGAAGAAGCTAATGGCTTTTTAAAGATAACAAAGCATGACAGATAAACCAATTAAAGAGCAAATTAGAAAGTCTGGCAAATAACCATCTTCAAATTAAATCCTATGGATGGGGTGATAGTTGGGAATTTGAAGCAGATGGAGGTGTTAATGCTTCAACTATGTGGGTTATACCCAGAGGATTTAACATTGAATCTAAGGCTATTGTTTACCAATTTAATTTGCTTTTATGGATTTAGTAGATAAAGATGAAGCGAATGAAACTGAAGTATTAAGCGATCAAACATTAATATGTATGGATATATTAAGCAAGTTAGATGAAGAAGCTGAAAGTGATGATTTTACACTCATTAAAACTAACTCTGCTCAATACTTTACAGAAAGGTTTGATAATGAGTGGGCTGGTGTTTATATTGATTTAAGCATTAGAGTAAACTATTTAAGAGATAATTGTAATATACCAGAGTAATGGGATTAAGCATTCAAGATAGCAGAATATTATTAAAGAGAAGTACAACTGCGGCACAAGCACCTACAGCAGCCCCAAGTAATGACTTTACAGATGGCACATGGTCAAGTACAGATATTTATGCTGGTGAAGCATTTGCTAACTTAGTTGATGAAAAGTTTTATCTAAGATTTAATAATAACATTAGACAAATAGCTATAGCAAGTGGCCCTGTAACTAATAGATTAACATATTGGAACGCATCCGGTCATTTAGATAATATTGCTGCACCTATTGATGATAAGGTATTAAAGTACACAAATGCTTCTGGTTATCATTGGGCTGAGGGTGGAGGTGCTGCTGTTTGGGGATTAATTACAGGAAACTTAGCAGATCAGACTGATTTAATAACTTATGTAGATAATAATCTATTTAAAAAAGGGGTAATAACTTTGGTGCTAATGTAGAATTAGGTACTAATGATAATTACTCTTTATCGTTAAGGACTAATGGAACTGCAAGAATAACTATTAATAATAATGGTCAAACAGGTATTCAATCATCCCCAAGTACAAGTCATAGACTAACTATTGCCGCTGGTACTTCAAGTGTAGCACCTTTAAAAATAGTATCTGGAACTTTACTTACTACTCCAATAAGCGGATCAATAGAAAGCGATGGTACTAACCTATATTATACAGATGATACTCCAACTCGATTAACATTATTAACTACTACTGCTGCGGCTTCTACATATCAACCTTTAGATGCAACCTTAACCGCACTTGCTGGACTTTCAACTGGTGCAAATAAAATACCTTATTCAACTGGTACGGATGTGTTTAGTCAGTTAGACTTTAGTACGAGTACAAGTTTAGGTACTTCGGACACTACTATACCATCACAAAAAGCAATTAAAAGTTATGTGGATGGAATAGTAATTGATGACCAGGACTATTTATTAATATACTCTTTTAAATCAACCTATAATTATTAAAAAAATGGCAAACGTAAAAATGACTACATCTAATTATGATGATATATTGGATGAAATGGCTACCAATACAGGGAGTGCAAGAACAGATAACTTTTATTTTTCACCATACCGAATTAAACGAAAGTTCAATAAGACAGTTAGCGTGGGAAAAAAATTTAATACTAACTATTCAATCCGTTGATAGCTTTGTAAATAAAGTAAATTATTCAGATATTTTAAACTAATAAAAAATGGCATTAGCAGCAAATCAAATACCAATAGTCGCAAACGTAATTAAAAGCGGTGTTGGAGTATTAACAGGAACTACTAGTAGGTACTTTAGGAAGTAATACTAATGGTGTAACTATTTATACTGCTGGAACTAAAGGCGGCAGAGTATTATCATTAATGGCTTCAACTGATGATACAGTAACTATAAACGTATTTTTATACATTTATAGAGGTTCAACGGTAGTGCCAATAGGCTTAGTTAACATACCTTTGTCAAGTGGTAATACCAATGCGGCAAGGTTTCCAGTTGATTTTTTAAACGGAACTAACTTACCTGGACTTCCTATTGATAATACAGGCAGACAATATATTCCATTAATTGAAAACGATGTGTTAAAGGCAACAACTTTAGCTAACTTATCTTCTACTAAGTCTGCCTGGTTAACTGCTCATTGCTCTGATTTCCAATAATGGATAACGGTTTACATAACGGTTTATATAGTAATATTATTAATGGTATCAGTAACGGATTAAATACTGGTATTGATAATGGTTTAGTTAATGGTGTTTATGATACAGTTAATAAAGGTTATATTAAAAAAGATTTAATACTTTATTTAGATGTAAATAGAAAAGAAAGCTTTGATGTTAATTACAGTCAAGTGTTATGGCAAAGTATTGATGTAAATAGATTTAGTTATACAGCAAATGGTGTAACAAGTCAAGATAGTTTTGGTGGATTATATTATGGTAGTGGTGTTCAACAACAAAGCACTAATATAAAAAATGGTATAATAAAAAATGATTTTACTTTTCAATTTGCATTTAAGCCTAATACTGTAGGAAGTGGAGTTAGTTGTTTTTCTTTGATTATTTAATTAGTTATGTGTCTGGAAGAACTGGTTTTTATTTAGGATTAACTAATACGACAATTAGACCCGAATAATTTATTTGTATCATTTGGTAATGATGTTGGATTTCAATATGCTGCAAATAATTCAGTAATAAGTAATGGCTCAAACATATATATAATTACTATTGCAGTTAAAGATGGTTATACTCGCATATTTGTTAACGGTCAATTATCAATGGGTAGAGGTGTTAATAATGTAGTATCTAATATCAGTTGGAATGGTACTACATCAAATATAGGCTTTGCAAGAAATGCCACATCATCAGTACAAATGTATTTTTATAATTTTTTGATGTATAATAGATGTTTATCTCAAAAAGAAATTACTCAAAATTATTTATATAATAAAACAATATTTGGATTATGACCGTTGAAGAAGCCAAAAAAACAATAGAAGCCGAAAAGCAGCAAAGGATAAATGACTTTGTGCTGGAGTTAAAAGAACTTCAACAAAAGTATAATTGTCAATTATCTTTAGTATATGAACAAACCGTTAAAGAAAAACCATCCGAAGCACAAATAATAGTTATAGCGCATTAATTTATGTACCACTTCAAAGATATATTAATATTAGCATTGAGCAGTTTATTAGCCATTGGGGCGTATTTTATTAAGGGATTTTTAAAAGATATTAAGATGATGCAGAAAGATATTGAGGATTTAAAAAAGGAACTTACTAAAGTTGAGATTGAAAGTAAGCGATATTGGAGTGAGCATAAAAATAAACTTAGAAAATAATCACAAAATACTTTTAGAAAAAATAAGCGGCATTCAAGAAAATAACAAGAACTCTGCCGAAATGTTAAAAGGATTTTTGAGCATATTGAACGTAGATTAGAAAGATTAGAAAACAAATGAATATAAGTAAACATATAACATTAGCTGAAGCCATTAAGAGCCAACAAGCTATCAGAATGAGGTTAAGCAATGAGCCTACACCCGAACATTTGGATAATATGAAATACCTTGCTGAGAATATATTTGAGCCACTTAGGGCGCATTTTAACAAGCCAATAGCGGTTACATCATTCTACAGGTCTGAACTTGTTAATCGTGCCATTGGTGGCAGTTTAACCAGTCAGCACTTACAAGGCGAAGCAATGGATATAGATGCACAAGTGTTTGGAGGTTTAACCAATGCTGAGGTGTTTGAGTGGATTAAAGCTAATTTAAGCTATGATCAGTTGATTTGGGAAAATGGAACGGTAACTGAGCCTGATTGGGTACGTTTCTTTAACAAGGCGCAGACCTAACCGTAAACAAAATTTAAGAATGATGGGTAATAAATATTTTAATATATAAATTATGATGAAAGAAACTTTAGATAGGTTGAAAAAACCTACACCAAACTACTTTAAAAAAGTAATTAATATCGGTATCACTTTAGGTGTTATCGGTACTGCTATTGCAACTGCTCCAATAGCCTTACCAGCGGCTTTAGTAACTATTGGTGGCTATATGGCTACTGCTGGAGTTATCGCTGCTGCGGTGGCTAAGACTACCGTTGATAAATAATGCCTATTGAGTGGAGGTTATTTTGTGTTTTTGTTATCTATGTAGTAGGTATGTGGATAATATTTGAGTGGATTGATAATGACAAAAAAAATAGCCCCTAATTTAAAGGGGCTTTGTTTATAGTTTAGACATTATTGTATAAGTCTGTTTTTCTTCAAAATGAGGTATTAATAGGTTTCTAAAACTATCGTTACCGTAACTCATTTCGTCTAAGAATAATAACTCCTTATCTCTTTTAATGTAAGATACAGGGTTATGATGTGTTTCGTAATCTAAAAGACGTTTACCCATATGATAGGATATAGATAGCTTAACACAAGCATCGTAAAGGTAAGACCTGAGGATAAAAAGTTAATTAATAACTTGCCCATACCTTGCTTAATGTAATGGTCTGTTTTGTTTTTATTTGTTATCATAGTTGTTGTATATGCGTGTATTTATAGCGGTTAGCAGCCTAGTTATACGCAAGGCTACATTCGTGGCACATGAGTATCTATTTTTTCAGCCAAAACATTTTTAATCATTTCCCAACTTTGCATCACATCTCTTGTCAACACTCGTTTTCATTATCTTGGCTTTCTAATATTCTTGCAACTAATCGAAATGTATCTTCAATCTGTTTTGCCTGAAATTCATACAATCTTTAGATCTTTCGAATTCTATTTAATTTTATCGTTAATAAACCGCCCAGCGTATAACAGCACCTTAGCGTCAAGCTTCGTTCCTCAGCCGAACGCCAAGCCACGCAAAACGTTATGCAGGCGTGATGGACGTTCGTGAATGCAAAATAAAAATACCCCACCGCAGCTGGTTTTTTCAAAGCCATTAGATTAAAGACAAGTTGATTTAGTACGAACAGCCATTTTAACATTCGCTTTTGCAAGGTCATAATAACTTTCCTTCAACTCAAATCCTATCCCCTTGCGTTCCATTTTTACTGCCTGATAAACTTCTGAACCGATACCCATAAACGGAGTAAAAACAGTATCACCTCTATTTGAGTAAAGCAAAATCAATCTTTCAATCGTATCAAGTTGCAAAAGGGCAAATATGTTTCTCGTCATTTTCCTCTCTGCCATTTCTGAAACCCTGCAATGTGTTTCCGTAATCAATATCCATCCAAACAGGCGAAGCAATTTTCTGCCATAAATCAACACTCATTTGATTATTTGTAACCGGATCTGTTCTTTCGCCATCCTTTCTAAAAATCATTACATAGTCAGGTATTCCCACTCTATCATTGTGCTATCTTTCTTCACTTGCTTGTGCAATAATCCAAGTGCTTTTGTTCGTTGCATTTCAATTACAGGGTCTTTCCAAATTGTAATTCGTGAAGCATAAATAAATCCAGCATCTTCAAAAGCCCTCAATATCATTCCGCTAAAATCACGAAGTCCGATAAACCCTTCTTTGCCTTTCTGAATAGGCAAGTCCATACAATGCACACAAACATTTCTACCCTGTTTCATTACTCTGTGCAGTTCTTTTATCAAGTAACCAAACTGCATTAAAAATTCTTTATAGTCTACTTGTTGCCCATATCTTCCAAATGACTGGAGTATGTAAAGTTCTGCGAATGGAGGAGAGAAACAGAAGCCACTACGACTTTCATTTTCAAGTTCTGTAATAAGTTGGCAACTATCGCCTCGTTTAATTTTATACCATTCGTTTTTTTCTTCTGTAATATCAAAATCGGCTTTACTCATTAATTTGCCGTTTAGGTTTGCGTTTACCGCTTGGCTCATTTCGTCTTGCATAATTTCAAATTGTTTTTGTTTTTTGGTTTATTGCTTCATTTACATTGCTCATTGTGTCGGTTGTGATTAAGTAAATATCAACTTCATTCTTTTGCCCAAATCGGTAACTCCTACGGATCGCACTGATACAATCCCTCAAATGAAAAATCCAAACTTGCAAAAATCTGATTGCGGCAGTTTTGATAGTTCATTCGAATGATGCAATTTTTGTTTTTGTAATCAGTATTCTAAATTCATTGTTTGCAAACCCTAAAAGAGTTTTCTCTTTGTATTCGTTACTATCGCTTCCTTTTTACTTCTTTAGCATCTGGCAGTAGTTTTTTCAGCATTTCGCCTTCCTCATTTTGCTTAATCCAAATGATAAAATTTTCATCGGGCTTTTGCTTTACAATTTCAACCACTTCATCAAGTCGCTGAATTTTTGTAAGTCGCAACTCTGATTAAAGTTAGTCGCTGAAATTATTGCATCATTGAACAAACTGCCGTTATCTCTTTTTCGGTGTTACAATTTGCTTTTCAATCAAATTCAATTTAGGCAAGTGATACCCTTCCATTTCAAAACCTATATCGTTTGGTTTGTTCAGCATTATAGCCCAACTCCCAATGAATTGATAAAACAATTTTCCAGCGTGTCCTTTCAATCTCCATTTTGCAGTTTTCTCCGCCATCGTGAACAAAATACATTGCAAGCATTTCATTACGGCTCATCACATCTAAAAACTCTGAATGATTGCCTAACTCCATCGGGTCGTTTGGGCTTGGTGTTGCGGTGCAAGCAAGTTTGTAAGGTGTTTTAGCAAATAAATCTAAAATCAGTTTCTTTGTTGCACCTTCAAAGTTTTTCAGTATGCTACTTTCATCCAATACAATCCCGGCAAACAAACTGCAAATCAATATTTTCAAGTTGTTCGTAATTGCTAATTTGTATCGGTGCATTTGAACCGTCATACTTGCCAAATATCAATGTGAAATTTTGCACCCTCTTTTATTGTTTGTCCTGCAACAGCAAGCGGAGCAAGTATTAATACTGGTTTTATTAGTTTGCTTGTTTACTTGGTTTGCCCATTCTAACTGCATCAATGTTTTACCTAAGCCGCAATCCGCAAAAAATTGCATACTTACCAGCTTTCAATGCTCGTTTTACAATGAATTTTTGAAACGGAAACATAAATTTGTTTAGTCCGTTTTCTTCAACATCAAATCCACTTAGGATATGTGATTTTTGTTTCTGTTCAAGAAACTTTAAATAGTCGGCTTTTTCAAAGCCGTTAGGTTTGACCTTCGCTTCGCATTTTTTTATTTTTTGTTTCGTGTTTCATATCAACTTTTTTTAATAATCCCGCCTTCATATAACAGCACCTTAGCGTCAGCTTCGTTCCTCAGCCGAACGCCAAGCTGCAAAACGTTAGCAGAAATGCAACCAGAACCGAATAGAACTGGTTACATTTTAAAACAGAAGTTACTTTTTAGGCTTTGGCTTCGGTTTTGGTTTCATTGGCATTGTCATTGGTTTTCCCATAACTTTACTAATTTAATTGTTATTCAAAAATTTAAAGGCGTTTTGATTCTCCTATTTCAATTTAACTTCGTCATTTGTTAACCACTTGTGATTGTTCATTTTCATTCCGTCTTTCATTGTAATATCTGAAAGATTTGCAGGTAACGAATAACTTCTAATGATTGCAGTTGAACCTTTCATTCCGTCCATATGGTCAACTAAAACTTCAACTGAACTACCTTCTTTAATTACCTTT